ATAACGGACCGTCAGGTCAAAGTTATACAAATTGGTACAATGGCAAAACAGGTAATAGTGGTATTATAAAAGTGACTAGGTCATATACCGAGGGACCTATCAAGTGTAAAGATTATGATGCTACTGTTGATATTACAAATCAATGGCCGTTAATCGGTATAGGCGGTGTGAATAGAAAAGTGGTATTTGGTACAGCGTGTCAACTACCGGATGGGAGATGGATAGAAAAAGATGTCTTATTATCAGGAAAAGGTTAATCTTCTAAAAGAAGAAGTAAGAACAAAGAAAGAACAAATGGAATTTGAAACCAACGAAAAGAGGCTTGCCATTTTAGAGGAAGAAGTGTATAATACTGAACAATCAATAAAGGAATTAGAGAAAAACTATGTTTGACCCTTTTGGCAATATGCGAAAATACTTAACATGGACATTTATATTGATAATATTTTTGTTGATAACTGGTATTGCAGTAGCTAAAGATTATCATAGAATTATACCAATTGACCCTAAAGAAGTAAATGGTCAGTTTTGTTTTATTAAAGTAACTATCAAACAAGTCGGTGACGAGGTAGTTAAAGAAGAAATTTTGGAGTGTGCTGATGGTAAAAAACAGTATGACGGTCCTAGTTATTGGGAAATGTTTGCTCAATTTTATTATGCAGGCGTAAATACTCCAGAATACTGCCGATATTATAGTCGGCCTGAACACGCTTTAAAATCATTTGGTGAAGTGTGTTTATCTGAAAATGGCAAATGGGAGGTTAAATAATGATAAGAAACTTAATCATAGTAGCTCTCGTATTAGTCATATTATATGATGTTTCAAGTGATGACGCTTTGGGTTATGTACAATCCACGCTTGACTTTTTGAATCAATTAGTATATAATGTGAAAGAGAGTGGTAAATTATGAACAATATAACTAAAATGGTTGCTATCGGTGCTGTAGGTCTTTTGATGACAGCTTGTAGTAACACATACAAAATCAAATCGGAGAGTGGAAAAGTAATGAACTCTGTACCAAAATGGTACATGGCAGATTACTCCGAATCAAAAGCGTGTGATACGCCTTGGTTAGGCAAAGACAAAGATAAAATGTGTATCTTTGGTGTTGCAACGGCTGTATCTCCAGATTTACAATTAGCAATAGAAAAAGGTAAGATGATGGCAAAAGCTGAACTTGCTGACATTATTGCTGGTGAAATGAATAAACAATCTAAACAATTCATAACTGAACTTGGTAAAACAGAAACTAAAACTGTTGTAAGTGAAGTTGAATCTGTATTAGTAAATTCTATTAAGAAAACACCTGTTAGAGGTTATGAAATCTTTAAACAAGATGTAACACTTACAAAGAATGGTTACTATAGAGTATGGATTGGCTTGAGATTGCCTTTAGGTGAATATAACAAAATGTATAACTTCACAGTTGCACAAGCTGTTGACGCCTACAATCTAAAAGAAAAGGCAAATCTAAAGTATGATGAACTAATGAAAGAAGAAAATGGCACAAATAGTAATATACAGTAAACCAAACTGTGTCTTTTGTGATAAATCAAAGGCCTTACTGAAAGGCCTTGGATTGACCTACGAAGAAAAGATGTTTGGTAAAGATTTTAATTCTCCAGAGGAGTTATATGAGGCAGTTGGTAAACAAGTACGAACCATGCCACAAATAAAAATTGATGGTGAATTAATTGGTGGTTATAATCAGTTAGTAGAATACTATGCTGATAAAGGTTTAGTTAATTTCAAAGGCGAAAAAATATAGTGAGTGATGACAATATTATCCTTTTTCCCACAGACCGGATTAAGAACACAGCAAATACAGGTAAAAAAGATACCAAGTTTCAAAAACGAATTGAGAAAGAACAAACTCAAAAGTTTATTGAATCTGCTGTAGATGATATTGCTATGAAACTATTACACAACTTTGTAGATTTAGCTATGAAAACACAATCAGAAACATTTACAAGAGATTTTTCATATCTAGTAGATTGTTTAAGGTCTACTATTAAAAGAGATTTTGGTTTAAATCATATCTTACATAAAGTGGTTGATAATACAGTTGAGTTGGTGCATGACAACGCAGGCAACACAAGAGCTAGAATTGACTATGCAAATATTGGTAAGATTGATTTTAGACCAAAAAAAGATAGAACTAAAGAACCGTTATCAGAGGAGGTTAAAGATGAGTTGACAGGTGTTGACTTCATTCCTGACTTTGACCCACATGACAATGATAACTAAAACAGAATTCCGTCAGGAATCGCCTCGCCTGGTTGTAAAATGTGGCAGAAAGAGAGGATTTGAACAATAATGTTTAAATTTTTATTCAACAACAAACAAGAGGAAAATGTAATGGCAAAAGCTAAAACATCTAAAACAACAAAGGTTAGAAACCTTTTTTCAACAGGTAATTCAGTTACTTGGAAAACTTTGAGGTCAAAATTTGACCTAAGGTCACCTGCTTCAATGGTAGGTAAATTAAGAAACGAAGGCATGATGATTTATGAAAATAGAACATCAGCTGGTGTATCTTACAGAGTTGGTAATCCTTCGAAAGCTGTTATCGCTGCTGGTCAAGCTGCGTTATTCGGTGCTCAAGGTTACTCAGCGTAACTTATATTCAGAGGCGGCCTTCGGGTCGCCTCCGTTTTTATGGAACTATTAGGTTTATTTTTTCTAGGCATACCTTTTTCAATATGTGTAATGTATATTATATTTAAAGTAATGGGTAATGAGTAATCATTTAAGAAATATTAGAGCACTTATGGAAAGTGCTAAAGAATTTGAAGTCAGCCGTAAAGTTGATACATATGAATATGAGTCTTTAGAAAAGATGATATTAGATGACCAGATTAGATATAGTGAAGTGATAGAACTATTTACAGATAAAATTTATAGAGCATGGTTTTATGAAAGAAACTTTGCTGATGAACAAGTGACAGTAACAAGGTATTCCGATTTATGATTTTAGTTGACTTAAACCAAGTATTGATTTCAAATCTAATGGCACAAACCAGAGGCCAACCAGATGTGACCAATGCTAACGAAGAAATGATTAGACATATGGTAATGAATTCATTGCGTGGATTTAATGTCAAGTTTAGAAACAAGTATGGTAAAATGGTGTTATGTTCAGACGCAGCTAATCCTTGGCGTAAAGACATATTTCCAAATTACAAATACAGTAGAAAGAAAGGTAGAGAAGAATCATCCTTTGATTGGGATAATATATTCAATATAATTACCAATATTAAAAATGAAATTAAAGAAAACTTCCCTTATGTTGTTATGTACAACGAGAGGTGTGAAGCTGATGATATTATTGCTACTTTGGTTAAGTATTATTATCAGCATGAACCAATAATGATTGTATCAGGTGACAAAGACTTTATACAATTACAATTTTACAAAGGTGTTGACCAATATGCACCTATACAAAAAAAGATGGTAGGTTTTGATGAAGAAGGTATCAGATTAGACGCCAAAGAATTTTTATTAGAACAGATTATGAAAGGTGATAGGTCAGATGGTATACCAAATATACTATCGCCAGACGATTGTTTTGTAACTGGTGAAAAACAAAAACCAATGACCAAGAAAAGACTTGATGAATACTCATGTATAGATAATCATACAGATGAAATTAGTAAGAACTGGCAGAGAAACAAGAAACTAATTGACCTAAGCCAGATACCACAGGTCTACGAGGATGCTATTATAAATAGTTATCGAAGTTACAAAGTAAATGACCGTAGCAAGTTATTAACTTACTTTATTGAAAATAAATTGAAGTCTTTAATGGAAAACATTGGTGACTTTTAACATGGAGAAATAATATGGCAACACAAAACCCAAACTTGATGTCAAGAGCTGCAATGACAACTATGTCCTCTACTAGTGGTAGTGGTAAGTTACTAATGCACGAAATTTTGACTAAAGTAAACAACGCAAAAGATAAACCTAAAAAGATTGAAGTATTGAAACAATACGACACACCAGGTTTAAGAAGAATTATCAAAGGTTCATTTGACCCTAATATTAAATGGGATTTACCAGAGGGTACACCACCGTTTATAGCAAACGAGGCACCAGATGGTACTGAACATTCATTATTAGAAAATGAATCAAAGAAATTCTGGCATTTTGTGGTTGGTGCTGATGTAGCAACATCAAAAACCAGAAAAGAAACTATGTTCTTACAGATATTAGAAGCTTTATCAAAAGGTGAAGCTAGTATTGCAATCGCAATGAAAGATAAAGAACTACATAAACATTATAAAGGTCTATCCCAAGCAGTAGTAAAAGAAGCTTTTGGTTGGAATGACGAATATAAAACACCAGAAGGACCGACTCGAGGTTCTACATCTGGAGCGCTATCTCAATAGCGAATCAACAGTTTAGGGGGTGGTCAACTATGACGCACCCCCTTAATTTAGCATAATATACTATAAAACCACTAAAAAAAGACATAAAATACTACAAAAAAGCGTAAAAAAAGTGAAAAAAGCGCTTGCCTTTGCTGACATTATAGTGTATTATATACCTATAAACGATAACAAAAGGACATATATATTATGAAGAAGATAATTTTTTTACTGGCGATATTGTGGTTTGGTCTAACGGCTTTCGCAAATTCAGTAAAAGCTGATGATTATAACACGGCCGTCATTGGTCATGTTATAAAAGAAAAAGTAAGTGGTAACGGTGTTGACACTTCCGTACTTGAAGCAGAAATGGCTAAAATAGCACACAGCTTTGCTTTACAAATGACAGATGTTTTAGAAAAAAACTTACCTGTTATTTTAGAAAGTTTAGCTGCTCAATTAAGACAGAATGCTGATAGTAAATATAAATGTGAACTATTAGAAGATACGAAGATTGCTGATAAAGAGTGTTCGTAAGACTATATGACTAAAAAACCTACTAGCAAAAAAACAAAGTATGATATTCCAGAGATACCGTTTACATACGATTTCTATTTGGTATATTGGGAGGATATTCAATCAGACGCTGGTTGGAAATCACTAAAAGAAATTCAAAAAATGAAACCTGCTATTTGTGTATCGACCGGTTGGTTGGTAAAGAATGATAACAAGGTTCATGTTTTGATGAGCGACTACAATTATGATGATAATAACGAACTTGGTGATGGTGGTAACACAACAGTTATACCTACAAAGAATGTT